TATGATAGGTAATCTCTGTACTTGGTTCATTGGGAAAAGTTGCACATTCCCAACAAATAGTATTCCAAGGAGATGTGATCCTTTCTCTAACTTCATGATTTAACTCTGAATGACCACAGAAACAAGGTAAACCTGTCATATATACCAAAGAGTAACAAAACCATGCTCATCAACATAGATATTTACTTGATGTGGATTACACCCTAACATCTTTGAATAACCTTCTTGTAATTGTAAATCGCTCATCCAAGCAGCATGTCCTTGTCTAAGGGTAATGCGAGTAGAACCCTGTGAAGGTTTTATTCCTTGAGCCTTCCTAGTAAATGCACCAATAGGAATATCGTAGATAATTCCTGGGATTGCTCTAGCTAATAATTCTTGTGCCTTTTTTTCAGTCATACTTCAAACTCTTAACCCATTTCTAAACTTTCTTCATATCGTTGTTCTAGATACCTAAGGTTATCTAGTTGAAATTCGTGGTAAACATATGAAGAAGCCATTCCTCTAGAAGTTTTATTTACACACAAATTACAAAGTGGATTTCCAGTTAATGCTCCTATTCTATGTTCATCATTATTATGACCACACTTACAAGGAATACTATTCATAATTCAAACCCTTTATCCATTTCTGTACTCTATCATATCTATGTTCTAGGTATTGTAAATTTGACATAGGAACAAAAAAATGCTGCATTTCGAAAGGAATTTCTCCATACCTAGTGATATTTCCATGTACTTGTCCACATTGACAAAGTTCTTTATTGTCAAAATTTCTTTGCAACATCATAAGTTCATGAGCAAACCATTCAATATTTTTACAAATTGTATTTATAATTCTATCTTTAATCTCTGCTTCTTTATTTAAAATAGTTTGAACCATCTCCTCACCATGCTCTTTTAAAATATTATTAGAGATAGAATGAGTCAAAGAATTAACAACATTATAAATTATATCCGACCTTAGCCTATTTTCAACAAACATAGGAACATTAATTGAGTAAACATCGGCTAAACTTTGTGGATCTTTAAAAATACCTACTTTTATGTCATCCATATTAATGATTTCTATTCATTGTACTTCAACAAGAAGTCGGGATTGATGGTTTTAAATGAAAGACGACCCCTAAGTTCCTCAGAATATTCATTAATCAGGGGGCGCAATACAATACCCTCACGATGTACATCTTTATTTAAAAGACTCTTGCCTTTAGAATACTCAACTAATTCATCAACCGTATTTGGCAGTATATAAGAATCACTAACAAAAGGGACATGAGTAAGCCCAAGATATTCTACAACCTGTGCTAGATCAGTATAGTTAAAGTGAAACCCCGTATCAATATCGTAGGCATTGAAAATGTAATAACCAAGCTTATCTAGTTTGTACTTATTACCTTGAACTCCAGGACCAAGCAATTCACCTTGCAAAGCAACATTACGATTAAGGCTACGCAGCTTATTCTCAAGATCAAGCTCTCGTGCTGTCTTCCAAAAGGCATTACTCTCAGTCTCTTTAAGGTCTAGATTACGGGAACAAACACCAAACTCACCGTCAACAAAATGCTCACTACGCCTGAAATAAACAGTCATACTTGAGCCATCAACCTTCTCTGTAACATAAAACTTTTTATTTTGGTGTTTATATAAAACCTCTGGTATGGCTTGAATACGGGTCTCATCGGTCTTAGATAAGAATTCAGGAAAGTTACCTTTCACCGTACCAAAGAGCTGTGCCCGCTGCTCAGGGGTATAAGGCTCATACTTAGTTATTCCAAGAGCTTCTGTCACATCTGTACCATCAGGAAGGGGGGAAACATTCAATGCTTCACATAAAGGCAAATACTTCTCAGCTAAGAGAGTATGGGCATTAAAAACTAAGCCCTGGCTAACAACACCACGAAGCTTAATTGTCTTAATTCGGTATCCACGGTCCTTCATGAATTCCCATTCTGATTTACCAGGAGGAAGAATAGAATCTGGTTCAATATAAACAATGTGATCGCCTTTCTTAAATTGTCCTTTAAGAACAACACAAGTCCAACCTAAGACCTTAGCAATCTCAAGGGTATCAGCATTAGTGTGAGGCAACACTTCTAAAATTGTTTGAATTGATGCCAATTTTCTTTCCATAATTCCTCCTTAATGAACCCAACTCGCAGGACGATAATCTTTTAAATATTCTTTTGCCTCTTTGTACTTATCCGTATTAAGAGGCTCTTGTACTTCGCTTTGGTCAATCAAAGCTAGAAGTGCATCCAATCCAGCTGATCCAAATAATTTATACACTTCGAGCATCTTAGGCAAGTCTTCAATCGCCACATCTACGGAATCAGCACAAGCCCACCCAAACAAGTCATTAGCATTAAACGTAATATGAAAAGCATGATCATGGAGAAATTCTACAATCTTATTCTCTGCTGCTAATTTCTTAACAGGCTCAGCAGTTTCTTGGACAATTGATAATGCTTCATTTAATGTAAGTTTCTTTCTCATTACCTTGTTACCTCTTTAAATAAATCGTATGCTAAGTTCAAGGAGTCTTCCACATCACGTACATCATCCGAAAAATACCTATTTCGAACATCAGTTAATTTTAACTTATACAATGCTTCTTTAAGCACATCGCATACGGCATAAGTCAATGGCATGATTGTAGCAATTGCTTTAGTATTCTTATCATATGCCACATAAAATTTCAATCCATCATGCTCTACTGCCCAAGTCGATCTACTTCTTGAACATCTTTTAATATGCAACCCAACTTGATTTTGAATCTTCTTTACAATATCTTGGAGATCTAACATGTTCAAACTGACACCAAAACGTTCTAAAGCTCTGCGTTTAGAATGTGATAATTGAGCAATTCTTTTACTCATATATCCCAAGTATAACAGATTTATTTCTTAATGTCAAGGGCTTCTTTACTTGCTAAGTACTTAAGATTGTCTCCAACAAATTCATGATCTGCTTTAAAATTAGATGTTGGACCTTTATTAGCTGCTTCAAGAAAACAATTAAGGCAAATAGCCTTTCCTCTACCAATACTTATGTAATGCTCCCACGCTTTATGACCACATGTTTTACATGGGAAATAAGGATCGATGTACATCATCCCCATTCCTCTGATTTATCATTAATCTCTGCCTTAACTTCTTCATATCTAGCTTCTAGATAATCCAAATTGTTTGGTAGCGTAAAACCTCTTATTTTAAAAGCTTCTACTATAGCCTCCATAGCATCTTTAGGAATAACCAATCGGGAAGAATTTTCTCCATAGAAGTCTAAGTGGTATTCGGAATCTGCATAATCAAAATACAAATGAAAATCAGAATACGGAGGATGTCCATAAGCTATGGTATGCTTGGTACTCATTTTGAATTTTCCTCATGCTTATGTTCTAAATAATCCAGTTTATCAAATTCAGGATTATGCATTTGTTTCCACAAGAAAGGACTAAATTCTACTTCATCATAACTTTCAGTCTGAACTGTTCTGCTATTTGCTGGAAGAAGTGCTTCCAAATCACTTATAGATTCTGGTATCTGATCCTTGGGGATAACTAAGAAAGGAATATTCTCTTTTAGATACTCATCAATATCTTTTTGGGCTATATTCTTTCTACCATAATTTTCATCATCATATTCCCCCACACCACTAAACCAATCACATCCAGAGCAAGATCCGTAGTGACCTTTATAAATATACCACTCTTGGGCTTTTTCAATGATAGCTACATAATCACCTTGGTAAGACCCGTACTCTTTATAGGAGATTAAAAATCCCCCCAAAGCGTCTGCTAGTACTTCACCGTAATTCTTCATTTGCCCAATTCCTCATACTTCATCTGAAGATATATCAAATTACTTCTTGGTTCATATTTCTCACAAGTAATATCGGGATACAATCCAGCAGGATCACAGAGTCTGAATGCTGCTGGACACCATACACAAGTCTTCTCAGGTTCAAAGTTCTGATAATAATAACTAACCTGCTCAATCAATTGATGCCAACAATTACAATTGCGGCATCTAAATCCGTCTTCTTTAATGTTTATTCTCATAACAATGTTGTAGGTAACTAAGATTATCCAATTTAAAGTGTTGGCAATCACAACTAAAAGGACTATCCACTACTTCCCCATCACAAAAAGTATTGGCTACTGCACAGTTATGCCCAGGTTTTTTATGAGCTTTCTCAAAACAAAAGTGTTGAGAATCTAAATGCCCACAGGTACAATGATAATCTGACTGAGCCATACTTTATTTTTCAAAAGGCTTAACTAATAATTCTTCCTTCATCTGCTCAGTAATCAATGGGCGAACATCTGGACCTGTAAAATTAACTGGTGTGGCCTTATAGGTAATTCTTGAATACAAAGTAGGTCCAACCAATTTCTTTAGGACATCTAGGTTCTCACAGTTTGACGTATAGATAGTGGGTAGGTTAAAACTTACACGATAGTCAATCAGACTAGCCAAATATTCTTGCGCTGCCCCTGAGTTATTTTTAAAAGCACTCGGAGACAACTCATCGAACAATAGGAAGGGACAAGTCTTTATGAATTGAACAGCATTCACATGGGATTCTTGAAAGTTAGTGGCTAAGTTAATGTAATCGAAGCATCGGATAGAGGTAATCTGTGTATAACCACGCTCTTCTTTTTGCTCTTGCCTGGACCATTTAACTCTAGATCCTTCCACTTGTCTAAGAATGTAATAAGCAATCCAGGTCTTTCCTGTGCCATTAGATACACCGTAGAGCAATAATCCTGCTCCATTCTTCTCATTGACTGAAAGATTCTTTAAATAATCTGTGATGGTTAACTTAATTGGATCAATAACAACAGGATCTCCAATCATCTCATCAAGTTGAAAGTTCTTATACTCATCTGGAATAACAGTTTTAACATCACAATGTAATTTCATTTTAGAAATTTCCTTTTTTTAGTTTGCTTTCTAATAATATCTTTTTGTCCTTCAGTACCTTCATTCTCAATAATTTGTTTAGCACTTACTTCATCTTGAAGGAGTTTTAAAATATCATAGTCTTCTCCCCACCAAGAGTATTCACCTTTTCGTTTCCAGGTAAGGTTACTAACTTCAAAGCCAAGCTTCTTTGCACTACGCATAACAACTGGAATATCATGTTTATGAAAGCCACCATCTTTCCAAGCATTGAATAGCTTTTCATACTCGGCATCATCAATTGCCCACTTCTTAAATTCTTGTACTCCAGCAATTGGTAACTTCCATTGCTTAGCATACTTATTTATCGATTCATAAATAGAAAGTATGTGACCTAAGAAAGATCTATAGCGATTCTGTTCTTTATTAAACTTCTTGGAAAGCGTTTCGGAAATCTTAACCATAGTTTCTTTTGACTTCTTTTTTCCTGTCATTGATTGACTTATTTTTTCTTTGCTTTCTACTGAATGTTTTTTATTAAACATAAATCCTTATAGCATCTATAGTATAACATGAAGACTAACCGTTGTCAACTTATACTTATATCTTATTACTCTTTATATCTATAAATATACTAGATTGTATGCGGTTAGTTTCGATTATTGTTATCTAAAGTTTACTCGCGTGTATCTTAATGAACATCTCGCAGCATTCTTTACAAAGACCAAAAGGAGACTTCTTAACTAACCGACATATTAAACAATAATTTCTTTTTCTCCTCGCTTCTCTTTCTTCTTTGCGATTAAACTTTCGTTCTAAGTAATCAAGATTATCTAGTTCAAATTTATGATCCCCATACGCATAATGATAAGTTTTTGGGCTTTTACAATGCTTGCAAATCTTCATTTATTATTTTGCTCATTTATCAATTCTAAGTATTTAAGATTACTTATAAGTTTATTTTTATGTAGATGCTTTACAATACCCATAGGCATTTCTATTTTAGGAAGCTCTGCCCTTACATTTCCTTCATTGCATTCATGATAGTATTCTGCATCTTTATTTAAAACTACATCACCTGTATCACAACAATCTGGACAAACTACTGTAGCATTAAAATAAATTTTAATTGGCTTTAGCTTTGGTTTATCTTTGACTGCGCGTTTAACCATAGGATGCCCGAATTCATAAGCACTCATCTCTTAAACTCTCCTTCCCCAGCAACATGCTTGATTACTACAATGCTTCTTATCATTATCAACAAAAGCGTATTCAATGTCCGAAATATCTTTCTCTGTAAGTACTATTTTAAATTTATTCTTTTCTTTATTTTCTTTCCTGATCATCCTATTATGACGTGACTCAAGATAATCTAGATTCTCATGTCTTGCAAGCATCTCACATTCTTTCCACGTAATGTTCTCAGGTATCATGTGAAGTAGTCTATATTGTCCTCTACCTAATGATTCAAAGAAACCACCCTTCTGTAGGATGCTGCGATAGCCATCTATCGTATTCTTAGAGATATGAGGTAAAGCCTTATGCAAAAGAGATCTGCCAAAGGTAGCTCCTTCTTCACCATTAGCATTAATAAAATCTTTAAATTCTTTCCAATTATTATAAACTTTTTTCATATTTCCACTATAGATATTTTAAATTATCTGTTGGAATAAATTCTGGACATTTACAAGGTCTATAAGTCAAATTATCGAGAAAATAATAATTCGCTTCACATAACACAACCTTCCTACCATATGGCCCCACATGCCAAGCATTCGTATGCTTACATTCTCGACATCTCTCATCAAAGCTATACCCATTAACAGGGATGCTTCTTTGTACCTTAACTTTTTTATCACTCATAAACTTTTCTCATACTTATACTCTAGAAATTCTAAATTATCTGTAGGCTCATAATTTACACATTCTTCATTAACCATAAACATTGCGCGACAGTAACATTCTTTTGGCCATTCACTGCCCTTTATATACCAATGAAGGCATGAACAATTTCTACATCTAGAATGTGAACCTTGCCCATCTAGGTTTAATTCATCAGTCATAAAGTTACTTTGTTAGATCCATTATAATACCATACACCCAGAACAACACTTTGTCAAGGACATTCATTTCTCTCATTATTGTTTCTCCTCATATTTCTTTTGTAAGTAGCTAAGATTGTCTGGTATAAATTTTTCACACTGACATCCTTTTGTCTGAACTTCTTTGTATGTAGTATATTCCCAACCATACCAACAAATTCCTTCTCCCTCAGTTCCAATTATAAATACTGGCCAATCATCCAGCCATTCCCCTAAACCCCCTGGGGATTGTGACGTAGCCGTCAATTCATCATCTATCTTTTTGTGATATTCAGCAGCATGAGTACACTTACAAATAAAGTTATTTAGTTTTGGATTCATACTTATAGTTTAGATATTCGAGGTTAGTCATAGGGGAATAAGAACTCACATTATAGTTATCCTTCAATGGAGTACACCACAGAAATTGTCCATTGAGCATATGCATTCTGCGATTATAATGCTTATTAAATGGCTTTAGGCAATGAGTGCAAAGACGCTTTCTCTTCATGTATACTCTCCAAATATCTAAGATTATCTCTCTTATACACTCTACATGCTATCTTATAAATTTCATCCCAATACATTTTATGATGTGTTTTAAAGCAGCCTTCACATACTATATAAGTATGATGGCGAGTTTCCCTAGGATGAAGATCTCTTGCATGTCCACATACACAAGGAAAATTACTTGGATCTTGTTTCATATTTTTGCTGGAGATAACTAAGTTTATCTGGTACATAGATATTACAAAAACAATAGTGAGCTTCAGCTTCATCTAAAATATGCATACAGTAACTATATTGTGGACCACCACCAAAATCAATAGGTTTACCTTCACTTCCATGCTCATCATATCTATGGCTGCAAATACAAGGAAAACTACTTAAATCTTTGTTCATATTTATTTTGTAGATACTTCAAAGTATCTGGTTTAAATTTATGTTCTGGATTATGCTTACCTATCTGATCAGGTATAGCATATTTATTACACTCGACACACCAAACATCTTTCCATACTAAATACATAATTTTAAATGGAGGACCTGGCAACATATCATTGTGCGCTTTAGGTTCATGACCACAAACACAGATAAAATCTACTTGCATACCCTGTCTCTAGCCTCTTCCAGAGCCTCTAAACGAGTCACCTTGGTCTGTAATTCACTAATACTGTCATCGTGGTCTGAAACCCATTGATTAAGGGCTGTAATCGTAGCTATATCTTTATCTATCTTGCCAGCCAATTTTAGGATCTCAACTGTCCCAGTACTCAATATTGTACCACAGGCTGTTAAAACAAGCCAGTATTTATTTAGAAATTTAAGAATCTTTTCCATGTTAAGCTCCTATCATATCTATTTTCTAAAGTACCTAAGTTATCCATCTGAAATTTCAAACACTGACAAAATGAATACTTACCCATGGGTTGTTTGTAACATCCAAGCTTAGCCCCATCACGCATTTCTTCTGGACTAGTTACAAGACTAATTAAGTATAATTCCCCATGAATTTTTCTATAATGACCGCAATTACAAATATCTTTATGGTGATGGGGCTCAGTAAAAAGATTCTTTAAAAAACTAATAAATCTCATCTCGTCCTACAAAGAAAATAAACAACGCAAAGAATGGATGACCACTCAATGCAAGAATAACAAGCAATATAGTAAATACAAATGCTGTGATGTTCATAAGGCATTCTCCCGTTCAGTATACTTTTGTTCTAAATATTTAAGATTATCTAATTTGAACCTTGTGCAATGATTTCTGTAATAATCTCCTATTGTTGTGCCCTTACAACGCTGCCTTGAATCTTTGTTAGGAATAAAAAAATATCAGGACTATTACTATCCATCCAATAATGATAACTTTCAGGGCAACCACAAAGACAAAGATTATTACCTTTTCTGAACTTTGTCATTGTAAATATTCTCTAAATAACTAAGATTATTTTGTCTGTACATGTTGCAAGGGCAATAATAGTTCAATCCCCCTTCATCAAGTTGACTATAATAACAAACTGCATGAATCATCTTTATATTTTTATCGGCAAACCAATCCCTGTGATCGTGACCACATAAACAAAGAACGTTATTACTCATCAGCTCCATTTTCACGACCACATTTATATGAACAATACCATTGAGGAAAACGAGAATCTGAACATTCTATACAGTAATGCTGCCCACACAACTCACATAAACCTATTGATTTAGAATTACTCATCGTCATCTTCTCCATGAAGGCAATCGGTATCTTTAAAATCTGCAATCTCTTCTGCATCCATTTCAGTTATATGGAACTCACCATTGTAAAATATCTTTGTTTTAATGTTGGTATCAGACCATACACGGTCACATTCTAACACACCTGAAGGACCGATTCTTATGTTCTCTGCCACTAAGAAATCATCTTGTCTTTTCTGGACATCAGTATTCAAAAGAAAGATTCGGTATAGCCTCGTTGGTGTAATGTCATCAGTCATTAGAAATCCCCTTTATCCCAATCAAATAAACCAATACCAGGATAATCACCATCTTCATAACAATCATCTTCCCATGTACTAATATAACTTCGTTCAGGGGATGGATTGCTACCACCATTCTTTGTGTACTTACAATCAGGCCATTCTGAACAGCCCAAAAAAGTATTTTTAGTTTGGCTATTGGTACGCTCAATTAGAAAGCCTTCGCACTTCTCACATCTTTCACCTGTCCCAAGTTTCACAGCCTTTTCTCCTTCAAATTTTCTTGATACATATATTCTAGAAATTCCAGATTATCTGTTGGAACGTATCTACCACATACGCCACGTCTTCCAGCAGGGTTACAAATGCAGCCTTTCAAGAATCCGTGTATCTCACTATCAAATGGATGATGACAACTGCATTTACGGCAAAAGCTTTTAAAAGATCCAACACTTCTGATATCATGAACTACATTGTGCCAAGCCATATACTAATTATAACAGAGAATTACTTATTTGTCAATAGCTAAGTAATCTGATAGAATAGTAGGGAGGATCTTATCGAAATGACCCTTGGGCTTACGGGTATTTCTGTAATTAACATCCCACTCATCTATGTCTTTCTCAAACAATTTTTTATTATTACAATGAGCACAAATCTTATAACAAGAGTAAGGCTCTTGTGGATTTACAACCCATCTGTGATTCTTGTGACCTTTAATGCATTTCATATTTATTCACCATCCTTCTTTAGTTGGCCAAAAATAGGGTGTCGAGGGATCTTCAGTCCATCCAAATTTTCCATACCATACAGGATCTTTCCTAAGAAGGTTTGCTCTCATAGCTGAATGATACTTTTCATTCCCTAGCCAAGGAGGTAATTCCCTATATAGAAATGGACAAAACTTCTCATGGATTGTACTCTTAAATCCTCTATTTATCCATTCTACACACATAATCCATCCATAATAAGAAAGAGCCCCTTCATATCCTTTCCATTGCTGCACAGCAGGATGGTTTATCCATCCTTTTGATTTACCTGTAAGGGTATTCAAGATCTGAAGAGTTTCAACTCGCTGCTTACCAAGCCGCTTATTATCTAAGCACTTAGCAGACTTTTGAAAATCAGCGCATGGTAAAAATGTTTGAATTGAAATATACCTCTATATTATTATATCACACTTGCTCTATTTATTATCATCAAATCCAATAAGGTCCCTTATGTTCTAATCGCCAAACGCATGTTGTGCATTTACCACAAGCGCACAATTCAGTACCAAGAACTTTATCGATCTCGTGTCTATTCATGTTATTTATCCCCATTATAAATCGGCACGAATGGAACGCTAAGCTTAGGTCTATCATCTTCTGGAGTATCCATAAACAATCTAAAGCACACATCGCAGCGTTCTAAGAAGTCCAACTCTTCTCTCTTAAATTCTTTCTTACACATTACGCAAGGTATCATTATATCTCTCCCTTCACGCTACAAGAACTATCTTTATAGTGTTGGGTCCATAGATGGCCGCATATACAATAACAATCGTTCTTCACTTAACTTTCTCTTCATATCTTTGTTCCAAATACTTAAGACCATCTAATCTGAACTCATGGTAATAGACATTAGAATTCAAACTTGTATCCATACAATCATAGCACAATGGTTGTTTAGATGCAACTCCTGGTCCATGACTTTCTTCTAAGTGACTACATTTACATAAATAGTTATCCATATTAAAGTGTTTGCAAATAAGCCAATAGTTGAGTTTCTGAGACAGGTTTAAAATCCCACTGGTCCACGCCTACATTAATCATATGGTTCTTAAACTGTCCTGGTCTATCTTTCCAAGCTGTATGAACATGTCCATTAATAAGTAGCTTACCATCGTCCTTTAAGTTCTTATGATCGAACTTTGTCTTATGGTTGTTGTCTGGTGTACCTTTATATGGATAATGGCTTAGATTGGCTTGTATGCCCCCTTCCAGCTCAAGCTGGAGAGACTGGTGAACCTCATTAAAGCCCCATTCTTTCATCTTCATACCTGACCTATCATGATTGCCAAGGATTAGGATCTTATAGCCATTTAAAATACTGAGGATATGTTTAACCCTATCTGGTGAAGCAAAGGCTACATCACCCAAATGATAGATAGTATCTTCGGGTTTAACCAACTCATTCCAGTTAGTTACAATAGCCCGATCCATTTCACCCGCATCTTTGAAAGGGCGATTGCAGTATTTGATGATATTTGTGTGACCGTAATGACTATCTGACGTGAACCACCTAGTCATGATTAATACCTCTTTTTAGAATTCTAGAAACATAAGAGTCTACAACTCCTACTGCTTTGGCAATATCTTTCTGAGAAAGTATACCATCTTCTGCAAATTTTATAATTTGAAGTTTTCGTAAATCAGATTTAATATACCTAGAAGAATATTTTAAATCAATTTTATTCCATTTTCTCTCTAAACGTGGAAGTTGTAACCTATTAGAAGAGTATTTTAAAAATTTAAGGACATCTGAATTTGCTATAGCAAATTGAGCATAACCTTGATTATTTATAGTTACTTGAGGAATTACCCAATGTTTAGTTTCAATAGTAATAAATGAATATAGTATATTTATCCAATTCTGTAAAGTGGATTGCCAAGATGAATGTACTTTAACACGAAGAATACAATCTTGTCTTCCTGATTGTTTATTAATACAACCGTCCCCATCAATAAAGCCTATAAATAAACTTAAGAATAGATCAGAAGTCTCAAACTTTAAGTTCTTTGGGGGAGTTATAGTTTTAATATGACTAAAATCAAATTTATTAGAAAAAGCTTTAGCCCATTTTTTATCCATAATACGTATCTCGCATTGGGGATATTCTTTATTATTTAATTTAACAAAGTAAGTATGAACTGGACAATCAATAAATTTAGCAAATTTCTCTAAATGTTGTTTATCTTTTATAGCTACAGAAAGTTGAAATCTTCCATTTTTTCTCAAAGATCCATCAGCTAATAAAAAACCAACCCAATAATAGACTTCGGGAGTATCTTCTAATAAAACTTTTAAATTACTCATTTTCCCGCTATCATACGCCATGCTGTTTCTAATTCGCAAAGCTCACAGCAATTTTCATGTCCACAGCTTTTCATTTGTCTTTGTGTTTCTTTAACGATCTTCTCAGCTGCTTCAAATCGTGAAATGAATCTACAGGTCCCACAGCGAGAAGGGAACTCTCTGGTATGAATAGTTCCTTTGTGCTGCTTAATGAAAGCTGTTAAATCCTCATCATTGAACTGCAGATAGTCTTTCATAGCATTATCTCAGGTTCTTTGTACTCTGGGTAAAAATGCTTAATGATCTTGAAAGCATCATGCATCGAAAGCCCAACCCAAGGATCTGTTAATATCTCTCGATCTTTAAACTCTTGCATAAGATCCCAGATCACATGATCATCTACAGCAAGGAAGTCCACTTGTTTGTGATTGATTTCTGTCCAATCATCAAGCCACATCTTAATCTCAGTGTGGCGTTCACTACTAAACTTTTTAGGGGTCTTACCAATAATCCTTGTAGGATCTAACTTAAAGATCTTAAACAATTCATTAAAATCTTCCATGTCGTAGAACATTCTCCAAGCTGAGGAGATAACAATCTTAAGATCTGGCACCTGATCTAAAATATAACCAAGCACCCAAATGTTATTTCGATTAATATCATTCTTCATCTTGAACAAATTAGCATCACTCAAGGTATCAGCTCCTGGCACTTTAAAACCAGCCGTAGCCAAGAAATGCTGCCTAGAGTTAAGCACTCCATCAAAATCAAGAAATAACACTTGCATTTTTCATCTCCAAGTATTCTAAATTACTTATTGGTTCAAATCCATCACAATAATCAACATAATTAACTTCATGCTTAACATAGTCACCCACATCTGTTGTCAGGTCAGACTTTACTAAACAAGCTGTATACTTTTGGGCTACCTGATCAAAGTCATGTTCTTCTGCTAAGTGACGACAATTAGTACAAGGCCAATTAGCGAGATAACCCATTTTGTCTACTCTCCAGATATTCCAAATTACTCATAGGTCTAAAATGAGCGCAATCATCTTTATACTTTCCTAAATGAGTTCCACCTTGCACTACACATCCATCTGGTGAAAAGGGGAACTTAAGTCTATCCATAACAATACCATGTTCAATTTGTTTATGACCACATATGCATGGCCAATAAAGATCGTAATTCATTATTTACACCATTTTCTCTTTTGCTTCTTTGATAGCTTTAAGAATGCAGCCTTGCAATCTACTGCTCCCTTAGTATACCCCTTATTAAACCCAATGTCAAGCCCATCATGCAACCCAATGGCGTATGCGGAGTTTAAGGTAAGTTGAAAGTTCTTACTATGCTGATAATTATACTTCCCATCATTCAGTCCTCGTGTATAGACAAGAAGATTTGAGGCCAAGAGTACTAATATCAAACCAATGAATCCGATTGTATTCTTCATAATTCTCCTTTAGCAGCCAACATCCTCTGGCAGTTCATCTGTTGCTTTACCACATTGAGTACAACGATCTTTCATACCAATCTCTGTTCCATCAGGTAAATATGCAATGGTACGATCAAACCACATTTCATCATTGCCACAGAATATACAGTTCCATTCTTGAGGAACGTACTCATCACAACCGCAATCGAGGCTCATCTTATTTCCCCTTTTTATTCTTAAAATACTTCGCAAGCTCTTGTTTTATAGTGTCATTCTCATAATGTTTAAGCCTTTCTCTCAATTCATATGCCAAGATCTTTTCTTTTGCTTTGAGCTTATCCTGCCATGTTACCCCCCAATAGATTTTCCAAAAAGGTAGGAGCATGAACAAAATCTGATTGAGAATGACTCCCCATATTGCAAGCATTACAATCTATTTCAAGTTTCATCCATACATCGTCATGATCTTGAGTAGCTGTAAGCGTATATTTAAAAGGCAATGTGCTCATTTTAATTCTCCTTTTTATGAAATTCTTTCTTCAATTTTTTAAGCTCATCCATACACTTTAGCATATCTAAATTAGAAACACCAAGTTCATGAAGTATCTTACCAAGACGTTTCATGGTAAGTTCAGGTTGACAATAGGATACCAATAAACTCATTAGCCAACCTTGCAATACACGACGATCATTATTTAGTGAATCATTAACAAAGGAATTAAATAGTTTTGTTAGACCAGCATATTTCGCTTGATCTATTTCTGGTATAGAATATCTACTATTGCTGCTACTCACTTGTCACTCCTAAAACTAAAACATTTACTTGGACTCATAGCATTCATAGCAAGAGCCCACGCTAAAGCTTGTTGAGCACCTGTTATCTGGGCATCGGTCCAAGCTGAATTATTCTTGTTTCTTAAAAGCTTTTCAACTTTAGTAAGCTCTCGTTTCAAACTAAGTTCTGATCGTTTCATTCTAATATCCTTTTTAATTATAACATATTTATTGACTTTTGTCAAGTGTATCGCTCTTATGCACTTCAAAATCAGTATTAGCTTTAGATATTTGCTGCACCTTTGGGGCACCAAGTAAGTATGTTACAAATGTCGGAATGAAGAAGATTAAGAATACCATTAATATTTCTTCTTTATATCAGTATTCTTCTGGCAGACTTCATCAGATTGTCTATAGGCTTCGCATTCGCCTCTTGTATCGTAATTACATTGGATAATGCCATCAGTCTTATTTACTGTGCACCACGCAGCCACACCTACTTTATAAGATGGAACCAACAATGCTAAGTAGATTAGAATCATATTATCCCCAATTTGGAAATGGTCTAGACCAAGTTAACAGTTCACAATTAGGTATATAAACTATTTCCTTTGTCAAAGTATCTTGAACACCCCATTGAAGTCCATCTAGAACTTTCTCTACAACCATAAATACCCTATCATGGTAACTATAGCATTGGCCCACTTCTATGTCAAGCTTTTTCTTTTTCATAATCCTGTTGCCTTTCGAAGAGCTGCTACAACATCCTCTTCGTTGTATAAAGTAGAAATAGACCACACATCTTCTGAATCATATTGACCTTCTAAATTGAATTTCTTAAGCAAGCACCAATCACAGAACTTAGTATTCTGGGCAAGATAAGATCCATTACAGGCTTTACCTTTGCAACGTTTAGTTCGTATTGGTTCTTTCATCCGAACCTCTGCATGGGACAATCAGAATCATGTTCAGCCTTATCACAGACTGGGCAAGCTTCTTTAATCTCGTCATTGTCTGCTGCTTCGTACCAGTTCATATCATTTCACCTTTTGAAACCAACTAACAGAACCCCACCACTCAGATACACCCTTCTTTACTGGAATTTCTTTTACCCAAATATTTATCTACTTGTCAAGACCTATTTCTTTATAGTCCACTTCACTTTGTCTGGGAAGAAGGCCAATGCAACCAAAGCAATGCCCATTCCAAGCAAGCCGAACAGTATTCCAACTAGCCCAAAGAAAGCAATGATTCCAAAGGGTAATCCAATCCACCACCAAGAACAATGGATAAGCCCTGTCACCTTTAAAATAACAAAGAGAAGCACTAACCAGCTAAGATCAAAGGAAATTTTCATTTTAGCACCTCTCTAATCGTTTACCATCATACCAATGAGTGCTGCCATCCGAGTGTTCCACTTTAAAAGAAGCTAAATCGATTTCAACAATCCAGCCAACCTTATAATAGTTGTTGGTTCCACGAGACACCCAGACTGAATCCCCAACTCTGAAGTTTAATGTTTTCATATATTTAGTCTATCATACTTATCTAGTCTTGTCAAGGGCTTTTTTATAATCCAGCTCCAACTTGGCGTTCCACTTCAGTTTGAAGCTCAGCGCGAACATGCTCAATCACACCAAGCAAATGCAAATTCGTAACCTCTAAGGTCTTGTTCTTCAAGCGCAGCATATTCAGCTCATCCTGGAGCTGCTTACCAGTAAGCTTGAGTTCAAGCTGCTTAACCACAGGAGCAGCTGAACGATCATTCAGATTCCAAACATTGACAGTTTTGTGAGTAATTGGAGAGGTCTTTTTACCCACTACAATAAGGTGCCCTTCTTTGGTTAATTGGCTCAACGTGGTGTGAATCGAATTACTGCGAGAAGTAGCACCATAAAGCTCTTCATAAAGAGGGAACACCTCTTCAGCCATAAGCCCATTATGAAAGGACACATTGAAGACATTCAAAACCCTTTCTTTAATTTGTTGTTTGGTTGACATTAGATCTTCCTCCCCACAGTTTGCAAAGCTTTCTTTGAAGCCTCCATCAAATCGAGTATCATCAATTCCCACTGCCATTCTAATTCTTGTTGTTTAGTTAGCATAAATTCCCCTTAGCGTAGATAATCCGCACCAGTCCAGCTGGTGTGGTACGTTCCAAAGATGTTTCCACGAGCCTGATTAAGTGCAGGAGCTTTAAAGGTAGCCGCTTTAAGAATGTCACCTTTCTTGAATTTGGGTCCATCTTCCCGAACAATGAAAGAGTGAACTGAGCGAGATGCTTCACCATGAGAAGTAATCACTTTGATATATTTGCTGCCCATTTCAAAAGTAAGACCACTAAAAAATTTGACAATCATTTCACCACGAACTTGTTCTTTAATCACATCGCCATCGGTAACAGGGGGATGAACATCACGCAGATAATCTTTCTTGATCGCTTCGAGATAAGTTTCCAATGCCTCTTTCATATTGCCTCCCTTGATCTCTTTCATAATTAAGTCTATCATACTTATCTACTAAATGCAATGGGTCTATAGGCCCTATTTTCCAACTAAGACTTTATTCAATTTGTTATTGATTTTACGAGGGAATCTGGTAACAATCTTAGGCTTACGGCTAGGCAAATCAAAATGTCCATCACCTTTGCATTTAGAGCAATACCCCATCACCGTTTTGATCTCTACAAAATCAACCTGGAATCCTCTGCCAGCGAATCCAAATCCCAAAGGAATACGACGACGGCCCCAACCACCAACCGATAACATCTCATTACAAGGTTTACAGTAGTAATCGTTTCCACGCTTTACAGCCTGTAAATTAGCCATTAGATTGCCTCCTCTTCCATCTCTTGTAACTTCCAATTCTCCTCAGCAATTCTTGCCCGTTTAGCCAACTCCATTGAAGCATAGCTTATCTCATCTAGGTAATACCCAGCTTTAGGGCCATTAGGCATAGCCCGTTCAGCCTCATGAGCATCCTTGATAATGAAGCGCAGCTCTGCAATGTTTTTGCTCTGCAGGGTCTTCTGATATTCTTCGTGATTGATTTCGATTTTATTCATACTACAGTATAACATACTTATCTACTAAAGTCAAGGGTTATTTTTAAGCTCCTGTCCAGTCTTTACTACTTTGACGGTAGATCTGGCACTAATGAATTTTTGGCAGCGAAAACAACGACACACTACAATGATAAAATGCTCTGTTTCAAAACTTTTCTCTTGACCATGTGTATGCTGGCATTCTTCTTTAGTAGTCATGCTTATCTTCTAAATACTTCAAATTATCCCCATCAAAATTATGAACGGCTAAACTGATAAACTTATTTCGTTCCAGAGCATCATAAAAAGATTCAATTGCATTAGCCATACAATACCCACAAATATCTTCCAGTCCCCTTTCTACAATACTTGTGAAATGGGCTCTTGCTGGATGATTGCAAAGCTTGCAAGGAAAATTCTTATCTATGTTTAGATTCATATATCTTTTCCAAATATTTTAAATTATCGGGTTTATATTCCATACAGGGACAATATGCTCCCAATAAATCTACAGTGACAAAACACCCGTTTTGCATATCTTTATCTTCTCTAAATTCAGGCCATTTACCACGCTCATGTTCTACAAAGTAGTGCCCACATTTACAAGGAAAGTTATCTTTCATCATATAATTCTTTCATAAGGTATCTCGTTTCTAAATAACAAAGGTTATCATCTTGACGTAAGAATTCATTGGCTGCAAATTCTAAAACCTTAAGCTTATCCTCATAATGCAGATCCTTGCTATTCGCTACTAAATTAAAGAAGACACTTTTATGATTGTGTTCCACATTAGCCTATTAAATCTTTCCCTAAATCGTGCACAAAAACAATGGGCATACCAATTAGAGCAACTGGTATAGCGAGTATAAAACAAGCAGCGACAAATACCGCTAATAAAGCAAAAACAGGTAAACTTATTAAGCCGACCACGAAACGTTTAAGATAGTTCATTGTACACCCCTCTAAATAACGATTATAACGCATCTATTATTCTTTCTTACTTGACAACACCTTTCTATCTTTACCTACCTAAAATCTCATCCTAACCCTATTCCTGGGTATTGTAACCTACAATGGCAACTTCTTGTGACTTGGATTCTTACCTTCCCTTTGGACCTCCTTTAATAGCTTTATACCTTCCAAATACTCAAGGTTAGTTATTAGTTTGCTATCCAAAAAACCTTTCAACCATTTCTTATTCCATGTCCATAAATAAGATTCATCAATGATACTATAATGCATCTTGAGCATAATACTTTTCTTTCTACCTGAATAAACTTCCCAACTTCGAACCATTGTTATCTTTCTACGTCATCAATAGCTTTCTGACATTGGCGTACAAATGCCTTAGCTAGAGCTTGTGCAACTGATACAGGATCAAGCACTTTCATTTTATTTACCTTTCTTTTCAAACCAAGCTTTAGCAGAAGCTAATGACTTAAACGAAATAGAAGAAGGGATACCAACCTTTGTATCCATAGGATAACAATGCCATTTACCTGTTTGCTCTTTGCATATACCACCAAGTTTACTGGTGTACCAACCGATCTCGATGCACTCCCATTTAGTCATCGTTACCTTCTTCCAATTCATCAATCTCATCTTCTAAAGCTTCAATATCTTGTCTAAGCGAACGTTCCATACTGCGAAGTTCTTCTTGCTCTGAAAGATTACTTTCTAACTCATTATGTAAATCATATAAGTCTGATTGAAGTGTATGAAGCTGATCTTCTATTTGTCGTTCATCCATATTAATACCCATCTGGTAAATAATGACTAATTTCAAACCTATCTGGATTTTTTACTTTTGCTGCGGAAATAATTAGCTTAGGGGAAAGCTCACATGCAATCTCTATTGCTTTTAAATTCGGAATACCTGGACGAAGTTCAAGTAAAGTAGAGATAAGACCACCCTTTGTCATCATCTTTGGGAAATCATATAAATAGAACTGCCCCCCAATATGGAAATTTTGAGCAGGACATCCAGTCCCAGAACTAAAACCATTTACAATATGCTCAAACAAACAATTTAAATCAGGTTCATTTTTCTTCCAACAACCTCTATAAGGACATTGTCCACGAATCGTTCCAACCCAATTACCTGAAAAACCTGGATAAGAAGAAGGTAAATCTTTTCCTTTCTCTTTATCTTTGCCCCACCAATTTGTCACAAATCCAATAGGAGCATTATGACTATTGGAAATGTCATAAAAATAACTAGGATATGCAGTGAATGAAAGGGTGATACCTAATGTTTTAGTGTATTGAATTAGAAGCTTAATAGCATGGCTAGGTGAAGTAGCATTAAGCCTAACCCAATCCATATTTGCTTTACGAGTTGTCTCTTTGCGATTAGCCAAATCAGAAAGATAAGCCTTCCATCCACACTTCTTGGTACAAGTAGCCGCTTTATCTGGAGCAAGATATAAACGCTTGCAAACAGGGCATTGCAAAGCAGCCACCGAAAGAGGCTTCAAAGCTTTTGCTTCTTTAGGAGTCATATTACCTCTTGCACCTTCCACAGACATAATGCCAGCTATACTGAGTTAGTTTCTCAGCTACGTTGGGTTTATGACCAAGAAGAAAACAAAGCAGTCTATTCATTTTAAACTTTTTCCTTTTTCAAAAAAGCTTTACCAATCTCTTTAAGCTGCTCAAGAGTTTCAAGAGGAACAGTATCCCAGTCGATCTTATCATGGAAAAGACTTTTAACACGATAGCGAAGATAATCCAACTTAATAGCATCAACTCGCTCTTTAGTTGCTTCTCGTAAAAAAGAACGATGATACCCACCACCTGTTTCATGTCCAGATTCTTTACGAAATTTGTATTCATAGGCAGAATTTCCAGAATCAAGAGAAGCAATGATAAAATTCTTAGTAAATCTCACAATAGTTCCAATACGATCAGAATTTAAGGCTGATCCACCAAAAATTACTCTATCTCCGACTTTAAGCAAAGCCAACCATTCTCTATCATTGTAAGACATATTATTCCCCCTGTTCTTGAATTAGTACAACCATTTCATCATAGTGTATAGCTACTTCAGAATAACCAGCCGAATGTCCCTGGGACCAAGCGATATCAAATAGCTTTTCTCTCTTAGGGTTATTTTCCACGCCATGCTCGACTTCGAGATCACGCTGAAACTGAGTGTTCAAGCGACGTTGATCTTCCTGATACGCTTCTCTGTTACCATTATAAGGAAGTTTTGAACTATACTCGTCACGGCAAGCTTTCTCATAAACTGTTGCATGAACTAAATTAATATGTGCAGTCATCTCATCATAGTTCACAAACTTCACTGGTTCATCACAGTGAGGACAATAAAAGTAATACACTTCTTTCTTTTTTGTTTTAGGCATTTGATCCTCCCTTAAAATTTGTAGATTGGTCCTTGGCTCCACAATCACCCTGAGACATTGATGACCTATTCAGGCGACCTCTGATCTACACTTCAAATATAACAGAAGAATGTTATCTTGTCAAGGCTTTTTTTTAAGAGTTTTTTGGGAAAGAAGTTCTAAATATTCTAGATTGGTTATTCGACCACGTTTGAGGGCTTTCTTTAGAAGAGGTTTTAAAGGTTTAAATTTGGTATTGAAATCAGAAGGATAATACTCACCATTGGCTTGCCCATTTCGCAAAGCATTATTTACCCATGTAATTCTTATATAAGTAGGTAACGCATCTAGTCCTGTTACTTTGGCAGTAGCTCCAGGTATTGCAGCATAAGTATCGTTAGACGGATTAAATTGTATGATTTGACCAATGTAGAATTGCAGAGGTTTAGGCATCGAAAATCTTGATTTTGTCTGCTTCCCAAGGCATCACAGATTCCAATGTATTATAAAAACGTCTTACAACTGAATCAGGAACTCGTTTTTCTCGTGAAGCATTACGCGCTAAAAGAGTTTCTAAAGGTAAGTCCCAATAGAAAGCACCAACTGCTGCACCATATCTACGCCCAATATCCCACAAAATCTTACGCAACTTTCTTGTAGTATTGGTAGCATCAACAATAACATTCTTCTTAGCTTTCATTGCTTTATAAAGTTCACGTTGCTGCCAAGCAAACACTTCAGAATTTAATGTCTGATCATTTGCATCACCAGTAAGCTCTTTACGTCTATCATCCATTGAGATGACAACTACATCAGGAGACTGCTTAACAAGCTGTTCACGTATTGTAGACTTTCCAGAACCTGGAGCCCCAACAAGAAGCAGCAACTGGAATCGTGGAACTGCATTCATAATAAGTTCTTCTGAATCCTGCATTGTCTCATTTGTCTCAGGATCATCATGCATTAGAATATTCCAACGAGCATTTGAATACCCATGATTACTCATGAATCCAGATCCTGGAATAACATAAGGCTTACCCCAGATATCCAACCGTTCACACTCAGCTTTAAATTTTGCCAATAATTCACATCCCGACATATCTTCAGCAATTCGGCCAAGAGTATCTGCTGTTGAAAGAAGATAGAGAAGCTTTGTATTAACAGCAAGAGACATTAGCTTAAGCTTCTTATCTGATGTACCGTCTTTCATCATCATTCGTGGTTTCATGTGGTACTCAATCAATCGGAGAATCTTCTCACGCATTGGATATTGAAACTCAGGAAAGTACTTTTTAAGGAAATCATTAGCAATAGGAACCCCAGCACTCTCATGCCCATAAGCAGTTATACGACCATGTTTAGGACTGATGGCAAAGACTGCTTTCTTACCGAAATCATGACACATAGTACCAATGTAAAGAGCAACTTTATCTTCGGGATTCTCTACTTGCTCTAGTAAAGGATGAACTTGCTGCAAAGCAAGATTAGCATGGATCAACACATTCCCTTCAGCATGACT